GTCGGTCAATCCGATAAGGCTGAGGCTTTTCTTGCTGGTCAATGTGCCAGCGTTTCTTTTCTTGGAGCTGCTGGTCAATGTGCTAGCGATTCTAAGTGTGATTGTGCAGATCAATGTGTCTGCGACGCTATTCTCATGGGTCCTACCCTTGGGTTAGTCGATTTTATCGATGAGGCGGTCAGCTCTGGTCAATGTGCCGGAGTTACAATCCCTGATATCTACTTCCACGATTCCATTGTGCCACAAGGCACTGGACCCTCCTGTTTCTCGGAGGAGTTTGTAGATGTCCGTTCAGACGAAGAGGACACCCCTGAAGAAATTCAGGAAGACGAGGACGATGCTGCCCCAGCGGGGCTGTATGAAAGGCTTTTGGACTTCTTCACTTGTGGAGCTGTCTCTGGAGCCAAAAATTTCACATCGTCTCTCAGGAGAGACATGCACCGAGCTTCTACTAGCGTCATCCAAGCGGTTGATGCTATGCGAGCTCAAGGTGCTGCACTTTCGAGAACGCTTGGTAAAGCTTGTGTTCTCGGTGCGAAACTTGGCTTTGGAATCATTTGCATTGTTGTTGCTTGGAAGTATTTTCTTCCTTTCTTCGACTTTCATGAACCCACTGCTATTGCTAGTATTGTGGCTTTACTGTCCGTAGTACTAGAATATTTTGGTCTTACAGATATTGTGGTGCGCCTGCGCGCTGCTCTTGCTGCTTTCACCAGCTTCCGAATCATGCATTCTCAGGAAGTTGGAGAAGAGAGTAAGTCTTCTGGACAGACCCAGGCCAGTTGTAGTGACCCTGATCTTCACCTTAGTGAAGATGAGGTAGTTGCTCAATCTGGTACTGCCCTCGGTGGTCTCATGAGCATTATATGCTTATTGTTGACTCCCAAAGCAGCCCTTACTCGGGCTGGTGTTGTTGCGGCTCTGACCACAGCAACAAAGCTTGGACGCGGCGTTGATTTCGCTGCTGAATCCATGCTCAAAATCATTGAACTCCTCCCGGAGACTTTGATAGAGTATTTTGTCAGCGTGGGCCTTTACCGGCCCCGTTTGACTGAATTGTCTCGCACTTTCACTGAGAGTTTGGCCACCTGCGTGGCTTGCTACAAAGTGATGCGTGAGCGTTCAGGCGACATTTGCGGTGAAACTGCATTTGTTGACCGGTACCTTCGTGCCTGGGAAGTTGTTGAAGACTCCTGGGCCGACGAGGTTTCAAAATTGGAACTTCGTAGTGCTGGTCGATTGTACGTTACGTACTACCTGCGCGAGTTTCAAAAGGACATCAAAATCCTTTTTGACGCTAGACAATCCACGAAGCGACTAGCTCCTATCGGTCTGTACTTTTACGGTGCAGTCGGTATTGGCAAATCCTTCTTTGTTGAACCTTTGGTTCAGAGCTTGTTCCCGGACATTGACCCTGCTCAGGTTGCTTACTCCAAATCTGCAACTGACAAATTTTGTTCTGGTTATCGGAATCAACCCGCTTTCGTCATTGACGATTTCGGTGTTAATCCCGAACAGTCTGCACTGTTAGCAGGAGAAATGTTGTCCATTATTTCGGACAATCCCTATCCTCTTAACATGTCAGACAATAGCGAAAAGGGGCGGTTGTACACATCATCTTTGCAGATCTTGTGTTCTAACTTAGCTCCCCACGCTAGAGTGAATGGTATTACTACCCAGGGCGCCTTCAAGCGCCGATTCACTTATTTCACCGTTACTCTCAAGGACGAGTGGAAAACTTCCGGTGGAGTTTTGGACAAAGAAAAACTGTCCAAACTCTCCGATGAAGAACAATCGCGTTACCCTCACTTATCTTTTTCCCGCTGGAAATTGGTTAAGGAAGGAAACGAACTGAATGTTGTCGACATGAAAGAATCTCTTTCTGCTGATGATGTTGGTATTATTGTTCGAGCCTTATTGGTGTCGCGCGAGCGTCGGTCACTCGACGTTGGCTCCACCACTAAGTGCTTCATCGATCGCATGCAGAGTGAATTCTTTGCTCGCGACGAAGTGGAACCCCAATCGGGAAAACCACTATGGTGTCTCCCCTCCAAAAGAGGGCGAAAGACCAAGAAACAGGTGTCGCGCACGTTGGAAGCTGCGGAGCTCTTGAGGAATTACTCTAGAGTTTTGCGGCTACGAACTAAGCTTACCTGGTCTGGACTCAATGCCCGACTGAATGCTGGATTGAAGTTTCTCTTTTCAAGAGATTCTACTATCCCGCAACGTCGGTTTTTCGAGTACAAGGACGGTGTAGATATTTTTCTCTGCTGGTCCTCCGCCAATCCTGAAGCTGCTGAATATTTCAGTAGTCTGATTGATAATGGCGTTGAAATTACAGACGACTGGATCGACGGTCTTCCTACTCCCTCACCGGATGAAGTGAAGATTGAAGGTCTGACGTTTGCTAATAATTTCTTTTCTGCTCTTGAAGAGGGTTTGCCCTCTGAACCTGTTCTCTCCCAAGGTGGCCTTGCCACTTCGGATGATGAGAAGGAAGAAAAGACGATTCCCATGGACGATGAAGTAAATTTCTCGCTCAAAGGTGAATCAATTACCCTGGCGCAAGCCAGGAAGATTTGTGCTATCGGTCGCTTACTTTCTGAAAGTGAGCCCGAAACCGTCGAAGTTGTTGTTGAGGACGACAAAGACGGTCTGGCTTTGCCAGAGCCTGTTGAGAAGAAGATCTTTGGATTTTCTTTCTCTACTCTCCTCAAATACTTTAGTGGATTTTTGGTCGGCGTTGCCGGCCTAGCCGCTTTAGTAAAAGTTTTCAACCGCAGTTCAGTTTCTGATCAGCGGGGCAAGTTCTACGCGAAGGACCGTGACGGGTTCTCCGACAATGCTTCCGGTCGCCGCCGTAAAAAGCGCGACAAAGGAGGCTGGACTAGAGCTGCCGACTGGTTTAACGCCCAGTCTGGTGAAGCCAAGGAAATTAAAGTCGATAGCGATTCAGACGATTGCTACGATATTCCAACTTTCGAAGTTCCCCAGGACCCTTCTATTCACATAGAGAGTCCCAGCCACGTCAAACTGGTTGCAAGTCAACTTCGCAAGATCGAGCGCAACATGTTCACGCTCCAGATTGGTCAAGAGGCAGTTTCTGCTTTAACCATTCGGGGGCGCACGTGTTTGGTCACTCGCCATATGTTCTACAAGTCGGATGAGTTTGGGAAGGTTTCCCTTATTCCTGACGGAACTATGGTGTGGTGTTCATTTCCGCGCTTCAAGGTTCAGGGTTTTCCCTTTACCTCGTCTATGCTTGGCAACATCCTTCCGGACGTTGACTCGCTTTCTTTTGATATTTGCACTTTGGAACTTCCAGAAGCTTTCGCCTCACGGCGAGATCTGACGGAGATGTTTCTTCCTGCAAGTAAATTGAGTAAATTTCACCAATTCAAACACATTCTGTACGACTGTGGCAATACTAAGGATTCGGGACGGGTTTCACTTGTGGAATCCCCCCTCTCTTGGGAAGTTGCTTCGTCTGGTGTTGGAAACAATACCTACATGAATCGTTACTTTGAATATGTTGGCCTTGAAAAGGGCGACTGTGGTTCTCTCCTTCTGGGGGAGCTCAACGGTCAGCTTAAAATCTTGTCCATCCACGTCGCATCTCGTATCCGGCGTCTAGGCCCTTCAGTGGGTCTGGGCGCTGCGATTACCAGCGATATGGTAGGCAAGATTCAAGCTCAATGTGGTGTTTCTTTACCAAAGAGTGCTCGGCATCAGGATCTTGATCCTATTTACGAGTACTTGGGTGATGTTACCGTGCGGCCTCCTTTTCCTAGGCCGTGTGGTTTTCAGCTTAGCGCTATCTCGGGTTCACCTGAGATTGCCGCTATTCAAAAAGCTCCCTGCGTTATGGGCAATCCCAAAGATCCTCGGATCATTGCGACTGGCTATACTGAGCTTGACATCACTATTATGGAAATGAATCGCCTCGGGAAAGACAAATTTGTCATTCCAGAGGAAGACTTACCTCACATTCGTGAAAGTCTACAGATTGAGTACATCCGCGCTGGTAAACACCGGTGTCAGGCTCGATTGCTTACGCTCGACGAGTGCCTTAACGGGTCTCGTGAGTTTTCGCGTATCGTTCCTTTGGATTATACTACATCTCCTGGGTTTGATTACAACCAGCGTGTTCCATCCGGAACGAAGGGGAAGAAATTCCTTTTCACCGGAGAGAACGGCGCTCGCACTGTTTCAGACCCTGTTCTTGCGCAGCGACTTGTCGCTACAGAAGAACTTTTCCTTCAGGGCACTGTTCCATTTTGCCCCTTCACCTGCGTGAAGAAGAGCGAAATTCGCTCTAAGAAGAAGAATGATGCGTGGATGACACGCATTATTAACGTTGCTCCTGTGGAGCATACGATTCTTTGCAAAAAGTACTTCGGTGCTTTCTTGCATTTTCTCATGAACAACAACGCTGCTACCCCAGTTGCTCTTGGCATGGACCCCTACTCTTCGGAGTGGGATGACATGATCAAACACTTTCTCAAAGTGGGCGACCTCGGGTTTGACGGCGATTACTCCAAGTTCGAATCTTTTCTCAGTGAAAGCATTCTTGCTGAAGTTGAGTTGTTGGTTGAGGATTGGTACAAGAAGAATGACCCTACATGGCAGGCTGCTCACGCGGTCGCTAGGAAGGCTATTCTACGTTCCATTCTTTATACTACACTCATCATTGGCGGGAAGGTTTATCTGCCAGAAGGTGGTGCAAACCCCTCTGGAAATTTTCTTACTACTATGTTGAACATCTTCATGAATCACATCTTCCTTGGGTGTGCCTACTTGGCTTTGGCCAGGAAGCATGCTCCGATGGAAGCCACGGGCTTATCGTTCAGTACTTGTACTAGACGTAAGTTCATGGGGGACGACAACATCAACGTTGTTAGTCCCAAAGTCGCTGGCTGGTACACTTTTCGGAATGTGCAAGCTCAGCTTCAGGCATTTAAGATTGCCTATACACCCGCCTCCAAGGAGGAACCGGTGTACGACTTGAAGTCCCTCTTCTCGTTGAATTTTCTTAAGATCACAACTACCGTTCGTGATGAGCTTGCCCTTCCAGGGGTGACCTATTTCCCGAATACCTCGCGTGCTGAGGTTGTTAGTTGTCTCAAGTGGGTGTCTCGTAATGACGTGCCAGCTTTGGACCTGTGTGTTGACAATTGTAACGGCGCTTTGCGCCGTACTTTTGGAAATGGTTGCCGAGAGTATAACGCTCTCCGTGACGATTTAACCCGGTACTTTGCTGACGCAGGTCATGATATTCATCTTCTTTCCTACGACGCTTGCCGCGTTCAGTGGTGCGCTGACCCTTTGGTCACTGCGCCCTACGCGAGCAACCCCGACTGGTTTTCATTGTCTCAGCAGAGCGTTCTCGCTCAAGCTGGCTTTGTCCAACCACAATCGGGTTTCAAGAGTGGTGCCCTCGGTGTCACTTTTGATGATGCTGCTCCCCTCCTTCCTAGTGATGGTGGTCGCGGCATTTCCTCCCGTCCAGCAATGGATGAGATGAAGGAAGCACAGATTGACTTTACCTCTTTGGTGACTCGGCCTCAATTCATTCAGACTATTGAATGGAATGATACTCAGCCCGCTGGCGAAGTTCTTGCTGCTATTCCCGTCCCTTGGGGGTTGATCGGTTCCGATCTAGCCTCCTATCCGTGGAAAAGCTTTGTCTATTGGCATGGTACATCAGTGGTCGAACTGCAAATGCAGTCCCAAATGTTCCAAGCCGGTATGCTACAAGTTTACTTTGTCCCTGGGCTTCTACCTTCCGAAGCCAGAGAGATTGTTAATGTCAATCCTGTTTCTCGTTGTGTCTGCCCGCATGTGTTTCTCACTGCTGGCCAGACCGAAAACGTCTCCTTCAAGATTCCTTTTGTTTCACAGAAGAATCGTCTAGAGTATTCACTCGGACCTACCAATGAGAACACTCTTGGTACGTTGTTGGTTACGGTTTTCAACGAGATGCGCGTGTCATCGGCTACTTCAGCTGAAGGCCGCGTTGCCTCCCTCGCTATCGCTGGTCGCTTTGAGGATAGTAGTTTTCAGGTTCTGAATCCTACTCCTTCTCAGGTCGTGCCTATCGACTACCTCGACTATATCGAGCCCCAATCGGGTTCTATGGTGTCAGAGGATGTCAAGGTCGACTTGGAAGTCCCCATTTCAACCACGATGGCTGGTCCCCCGGAAACGGGTGGGCCTACTGTCCGCGCTCGCTACTCTTCTGTTTCAGAGTTGCTTAAGCGTACTAGTCCTTTTGGATTGGTTCGCCCTGGCCCTTCTGGTAACTTCGAGTTTCCTTGCGCTATCGCCTTCACTCAAGGCGCTCAGTTCTCTACCCTCTTTACCTCATACTCTTGTGGTAACTTGTTTTGGTGGAGTAAACTTTTTCGCTTCTACAAGGGCGGCTTTCGATACAAGATAGTCACCCAAGCAGATTGCGATGTCCAGTACTTTCCTAACGGGTCTAACAACTCGGTAGTGCGATTCTTTGAAAGCCAGAACGGTGCAACCGTTACTGCAATGAAACCACAGGTTAGTACTGTACAGAATGTTCATTATGCTGACATCCAGGCTCCCTTTTACTCATTGTACAAGCAGCTCCGCATTCCTTTGAATCGCGCTGAAGCTTACATGGTAACTGAGAATGCCGGTCGCATTTGTTTCAATTCTGAGACCAATCAAGCAGTCCGGCTCTTTGCCGCTGCTGACGACAACATGCGTTTCAGTTTTCTGTTTCGTGTTCCACGTTTGACTCCTCGGTCTGACATTCCTCCTGAGGAATCTCTTGCTCTCCCTCCAGAGGGCAAAGTAGAATCCCAGGGTGGGGCTTATAGCTCCTTTTCCAATGTCTCCAAGGTTTTGAAGCGTTCAATCGACTATGCCGGAGAAGGTATTAAACTCGGTGGTGAAATCACTGAGCTCTTTGACTATCCGAACGTTGGCGTTAACCCGCCGAAGTACGTTCGTCAAGGGCTCCCTGACTTTGCCAACATCGAGAATATCAATTCCGCGCAAGTTCTGGATGCTTATCCAAACAAGGTCATCGAATACGAAGCTGACTACGCTGGCACTCCTGTGGACGAAATGTCGCTCATGGTCCTCCGGTCCAAACCCTCCTATCTTGGAGTGGTTAATTGGACTGTTGGTCAACCCACTGGCGAAATTCTCTACCGTGCCCCCTTGTCTCCGTGTCCCGGTGCTCTGACTACCCCTGTTGGGAGTTCCTACAACCCTACTCTTCTTGAGTATACTGTCCTACCCTTCCGTTACTGGAAAGGATCCTTGGAGCTGACTGTGCAAATTGTCGCTTCGAAGATAGCAACCGGACGGTTGGTAGTTGTCTCCCACTATGGTACAGCCGCGCCTGACCCTGGTCTCCCCACTGCGATGAGCCAGTATGCCGATGTCATTGATCTCGCTGCTGGCAATGCCACTTACAAGATCAATTTCCCTTGGCGTGCTCCGAGTGACACTTTGCTTGTCCCTGGTGCAGCCTCCATCCCGACCCCGTTGAACACAATGGGCTCATTCACTCTGCGAGTTTACACTCCTTTGCGAACGATGGATAGCACTGCGGATGCGGTTGAAGTGAATCTCTACCTCAATGCAGGCCCGGATTTCTCTTGTGATTTCTTGGGCGGGGAGGCGGACTTGTTTTCCGTCTCCTAAGTTGGTTTTGACTACGAACAGCTAGCTGAAAAGCTATCGGTCCCTCGGGAGCCCACCTGTTCAAGTGCTTGCACTTTGTCATTGCCACTACTGCGTCGCTTTAATAACAACAAAAACCCTTCCCTCACCTTAACAGGTGGGGGAAGGTTGGCGTTTGCACATCCCAACATAATGTGCTACCCGGTCGTGACCCGGTCATAATTTGTCAGTTTAATGTATTAGACACCCACTCTGCTATCGGCCATGTCGGCCCCGGTGTGGGACTCATCGATTTAAATAAAACCCCCCCCCCCCCTCACCGGGGGGGGGGGCGTGGCGCTTGTATGCCCCAACATAGCATACTCAGCGAATGCAAGCCGCTAATAATAGCTTCCGCCTTATCTTCTTGTGGTTAACAAGAGGCGGTCGGGAATCTCGTGGATTCCCCCTTCCCCGCAGGCAGTGGGGTGGTGCTGGTGTGCCCCAACATAGCACACTCCTTTTACCCATTTTGTAGGTCCACAAAATGGCGGTTTGGAAATCCCGCCGATTTCCCCTTAGAGACTTTTGGTTTAAAGTCTCCCCCAACAGCTGGGGTGGT